ATGGATTCGGCCTGGTTTGGCCAAGGCGCGGTCATCAAACAGAAAGCCCTCAGTGCAGCGCTGCAGCTGGCTGCCTGACTTCAACCTCTCCCTTTAAAGCCCATCCCCCAGACAAGGCAGCCTATCGGGCTGCCTGCCACCCATTAATCAAACATCTCAACGAATGGATATGACCTTACAGGTTGTATTTCATAAGGAGCTAAGTCATGCAGAACACATTCTCCAACGCAGACCAGATATGGTTCTACGAAGACAAAGGCGAAAGAAAAGGAGGCTTCAGCCAGCAGCAAATCATCAACCTGATCAAAACGGGCAAGCTAAGTTATGGGGCGATGGTGTGGCAAAAAGGGATGCCCAACTGGGCGCCAATCGAGCGCACCGAGCTGCGTCAGCATCTGGAGGAGGTCTCCCCGCCTCCGCTTACGGCCACGGCAGTCAGCAACAAAGTTGTTTGGGTATTAGCTTTCGCTCCGTTGATTGGCTACATGCTTGAATCGTTCATCGCGGGCTTGCTGGGCAGCACTCATGGCCAGTGGGAACGTGCCATGTCGGAGAACCGATATTGGTACGTGACCGTGATACTCAATATCGCGCTGTGCCTGTTCGATGATCGCCTGATGAAGCAAGCCGGATATGACATGCGACGCTTCAAGTGGTGGGTATTCATCGTACCTGTGTACCTCTACCAGCGCGCCAGATTGCTCAAGCAAAACCAGGCCTGCCTCATCGCTTGGATAGTGTGCTTCTTCATCGGCATATCCGCGCACCAGGCCTGAACGCTGGCCTGCTCGACTGACCATAAAATCCTTCCCTTTAACGCTCGATCGGCTCTGCCGGTCGAGCGTTTTTTTATGCTTTGAGGAGATGTTCATGAAACCCATGCAAACGGCTCCATCGTCGCGTCAGCATCGCCCAGCCCTACGTTTGGTCGACACCAAAACCCTGTCTCGGGAAGATTGGTTGACCGTGCGCAAACGAGGCATCGGCAGTTCGGATGCAGCTGCAGCGGTCGGTCTCAACCCTTACAAATCGCAGCTCGAACTGTGGTTGGAAAAGACTGGCCGTGACGAGAATTTACCGAAGTCCGACCCTCAGGATGAAGACAGTCCCGCGTACTGGGGAAACGTGCTGGAACCCATCGTGGCCAGGCACTACAGCAAGCGTACGGACCACCGCGTGCGGCGGATCAATGCTGTTTTACAACACGCAGACCCGGCACTGCCATGGATGCTCGCCAACATCGACCGAGAGGTGATTGGCGCTAAGGATGTGCAGATCCTTGAATGCAAAACAGCCGGCATCAACGGCGCAACGCTGTGGCGAGAAGGTGTCCCGGAATACGTGCAACTGCAGGTCATGCACCAGCTCGCCGTAACCGGCAAGCAAGCTGCAGATGTGGCCGTACTGTTGGGCGGGCAAGTGCTGGAAATCCACAGAATCGAGCGTGACGAGCAGATGATCACCCATCTGATCGAACTCGAACGACGGTTCTGGCTGTTTAGGACTGAGATAAATACATAGGGGAAGTCGCGATAATCGTGGGATACGCGGGGGGACTCTGCGCGCGAATGGGATCGCGCCTGCAATAGCGTTGCAGCCTACGCAACGATTATCCGATCCAGTTTGGCGACATGAATCCAGTCAACGAGATCCTGGGCCAGGCTTAAAAGTGCGGCTTTATCTTCGCCCTTGTAAGTCCTGGACGCGATTTCCAGGCACTGGCGTCGAAGGGCCTCTTCTGACTGGATTGCCGCGCCTCGCTCAGACGCATTTTCCAATATGGTTTTTCTGTAGGCCATCAAGTATCGGTGAAGCCCCGACCTCGAAACCGAGTGACCCTGCTCCTGAATCCACATCAGATGGTCATTGACGGTCAAATGACCCTGCTCAACGAGCCGCTGGTGCAGTTGATTCAGGGTGGTCTTGGGTAAGGCGTTGAGCTTGGATCGTTTCACAGTCATTCCTTCAGATATGCACGGCATCAATGCGTGATTCTGATAGGAGGCAACCTTTAAACTTGATTAAAGTAAATTAGCAAGTCACCTCGTAATACTCACTCCGCGTTATTCATAAAACATACACGGAGAAAAACTATGACCGATACTACCGCCGAAAAGACGCCCCCAGCGCCCCTAGAATACCCTATCAAGTACCCGCTGAAGTACCCGTTTACGAACGACGCGGGCATTCGCATCGAGTCCTTCACCATCCGCCGTCTGAACCGTGCAGACCTGCGCAAGGCTCAAGCCTTCAGCAAGGTCGACGCCGACCAGGAGAACTATCTGCTCGCGGCCATGACGGGCTCGGTTATGGAGGATCTGGATCGTGTCGATCTGGCCGACTCTAAAGCACTGGCCGACTTCTTTCGGAACCTGGTGGACGGAAAGGGCGAATCTACCGGTATTTGACGAAGCCCTGCTCTACTGGCTGAAGATACAGCCAGGTGAAATCGACATGCTGGAAGAGGAAGACTACGTGCGCTGGACGGACTTTGCCTATCGGGTCTATCGGGCGCAGACGGCGGAAGAGTAAACATCGCCGTCAGTCATCGTGACCTTCCGATCACCCGAAAACAGCCGCTCTTCTAGCGGCTGTTTCCCCCGCAACATCCCCCACCATCTACGTTCTTCCCTGGCCAGCCACCAACGTGTTGCAGGTATCAAACAGGGACTTAATCATGTCATCGACCATCGTTGCCGGTCTGAGAATTTCTGCCTCTGCGTCCGGTATGGGCGTTTTTAGCGGCGTCCAAAAAACGCTAGTGGGACTCAAGACTGTCACAGAGCAGCTCAGCGCCAAAAGTAACGCCTTAGGGCAATCGATTAAACAGAGCATGGGCACCAATGGGGCTCAAGCTGTAGCGGCTCTGAACACTCAATACCAGCGCCTTGCGCAGAGCATCGACACTGCCCGTATCAGGCAGGAGCAATTGCAGAGCCGCCTCGCTCGCCGGGAGCGACTTAGCGCAGAGCGAGGCGAACTACGCTCCGGCGCCCTGGAGACGCTGGCCGTTGGTGTGACCGCCGCATTGCCGGTCAAGCTCGCCATCGACTATGAGTCAGCGATGGCCGATGTTAAGAAGGTCGTTAACTTCGAGACGCCGGAAGGCTTCAAGACGTTGAGTGCCGAGATCCTGGAACTGACCCGGACGTTGCCGCTGGCCTCGACCGATCTGGCGGCTATTGCCGCGAGCGGTGGGCAGCTCGGCATCGCGTCCAAAGACATTAAGCAATTCACCACCAACATCGCCAAAATGGCTACCGCGTTCGATATGTCCGCTGAGGCAGCGGGTGACTCGATGGCGAAACTGGCGAACGTCTACCAGATCCCCATCCAGAACATCGACCGCCTGGGCGATGCAATCAACGAACTCTCGAACAGCTCCCCTGCCAAGGCCAGCGACATCGTAAACGCGCTAGGCCGCGTCGGCGGTGTCGCCAAGGCGTTCGGTCTGACAGAGATTCAGGCTGCCGCCCTGAGCAACACGTTTATTAGCCTGGGCAAAGCGCCAGAAGTAGCCGGTACGGCCATCAACGCCATGTTGATCAAGCTACAAACCGCAGATAAGCAGTCAGACAAGTTCAAAGAGGCGCTGGACTCGGTTTGGATCAGCGCCGCTTCGCTGAAGACGGCCATTGGCAAGGACGCTCAGGGCGCCCTCACGAGCTTTCTTAGCACCATCAATAAAGTGCCGAAGGCTGATCGCATGGGGCTCCTAGTCGATTTGTTCGGACTGGAGTATGCCGACGATATTGCCGTGCTGGCTGGATCGATGGACACCTACGCCACATCGCTCAAGACCGTGAGTGATGAGAGCAACTACAAAGGCTCGATGGAAAAGGAGTTCCAGGCGCGTGCCGCGACAACCGCCAACAACCTGCAATTGCTCAAGAATGGCATGGCCGAGCTGGGTATCAACATGGGCTCAGCCGTGCTGCCAGCGCTGAACGAACTGATCAACTCTGTGCGTCCGGTCATTACGTCGTTCGCGACCTGGGCGAAAGAAAACTCCGGCCTGGTCAGCGGAATGCTGAAGCTGGTGACCGGTGTCGTTGCGCTTCGCCTGGGGTTCATCGCCTTGCGTTACGGCGTGAGCCTGGGTGCATCTGCCCTCAACTCCGTGGGCATTGCCATGTCCGTAGCGACCGGTAAAGTCGCCGTGCTTAACTCCACCATCATCGCTACACGCATGGCTCCGCTCATCTCGGGGGTCACCAGCCTGACAGGCGCTCTGCCAGCCTTGTCCGGTGGCATGGCGCTCCTGGGAAGCGTTATTGCGGCCACGCCTATCGGCTGGATCGTCGCCGGGATTGCAGCAGTAGCGACGGCAGGCTTCCTGATCTACAAATACTGGGAACCGATCAAGGCCTGGGCCGGTGGCTTCTTCAGTGGATTGGTGGAAGGGCTCAAGCCCATCGGTGATGCCTTCTCGGCAGCATTTGCGCCGCTGGCCCCGCTGGTATCTGCCGTGGGAGCGCTGATCAGGCCAGTGATTCAGTGGTTCAGCGAGCTGTTTACGCCTGTACAAATGTCGGGCGAAGCTTTGGGCCGTGCCAGCAGTTCAGGCATGGCTTTTGGGCGAGTTGTCGGGGGCGTTCTATCGGCCCTGACTGCGCCAATACGCTGGCTTCTGGAGGGGATCGGGGAGATCCCTACGGCCTTCAGTGGCGGACTTGGCAGCATCGCCGCGCTGATTACAAACTTCTCACCGCTAGGCCTGTTCTATCGAGCCTTTGCTGGGGTTATGACCTACTTTGGCCTCGAATTGCCGGACAAGTTTACGGAGTTCGGGGGCATGCTGGTCACCGGACTGGTCAACGGCATCAGCAACATGGCTGGCTCTCTGAAAGACAGCATTATCGGCATGGGCTCATCGGTCAAAGACTGGTTTACCGAAACGTTGGGCATTCAGTCGCCGAGTCGCGTATTCATGGGCTATGGCGAGAACGTTTCCGAAGGCGCGGCTATTGGTATCGCCTCTCAAACCGGGCTGATACGCAAGGCTGCCCTGGGAATGGCAGCAGCCACGTCCATATCCCTGGGCGCGCCGCAGATGGCAGCGGCTGCACCGTCCATGCTGGCTAGTCAGGCGCAGGCGTTTGCCTCGGCGACGCAACCACAAGCTCTGGCGATGGGAACCGCACCAACTGCCGGTGCTCCGGGTGGTGCAGGCATCACCATTCACCTGACACAACAGTTCACCATCACGGGCGGCTCTGGCAATGTCCAGGAGCAGGTCATGAAGGCCGGACGGATGAGCTTTGAGGAGTTCAGGACAATGTTGGATCAGGTCGAGCGTGACCGGACTCGTCGAAGTTATGGGCCAGTAAGGACATAAAACGCAAGCCGAGCCGACACCAAACGGTTTGGTATCGGCGCAAATATGAGCCGTTGAACTGCGACGTCAGAAAGCCCCAGATTGCTGGGGCTTTATGCTTTCTGGGATTGGTAAAAGCGACAGTGTAGGTTCCTTTGATGTTAAACGGCTTGGTGTTGAAATCCGCAACGGTTGCGGAAAATGATGATACGAAAGTGGTCGCCGCTACCGAAAAGGTTGAGCTTGGGGTTAGTAAATTCGCCACCGTTGCTGAAAACTCCGTTCACTGGGGCTCCTCTATGGGGGCCTGGATAGAAACTCCTAACCTCGGCAATTTGAAGACTGTCTTCAGTGAAAGCCCCTACGATCGAGGTTTTTTAAACCGATGTGTCGAATGGGGAGATCCCCAAAGCCTTATTTTACGGGGGATTGAGTAAGTCTAGCCTTTAGACAACTCAATAGAACACCTCGACGGGCGAGGTTTCTTTGCTGAAGACCGTCTTCATTTAGGTCGCTTTGATGCCAAACGGTTTGGTGTGGGAATCCGTGACGAGGTGCAGATCGTTTTTTAAGCCGAACGGTCTTGCGTAGCATACGGAAGGCATCGAAAACTGGTAACCGTTACCAAAAGTCAACCGCGTCAGCCCCAGAAATAAGGGGTTGAGCAGATAGTTATTGGTAACCGTTACCAGAAATACAGTTAGCCTTCGTTAAGCTTTTCGGTTTACACGATCCTTAACGATATGAAACCGCGACGGTCGCGGTTGGGATGCTACGTTTGAGTTCGATCAGGCTCCGCACGGTGCGGACTTTTGGATACGCTACCCCATATAAACATGGCCTTTGCAACTGATTGGGCTCCGCACCGTGCGGAGGGGCGCATGCCTTTCGAGATCATTCATGGTTGCAAAAAACGCGACGGTCGCGGTCATACGCGATATTCGGCGATCAAAGCTTTATAGCCTTAGGCCATTAAAATTCAAGCGCTTAGCTCGTCTCAACAGGCTTCTTCGGGGTTTTGGAACCCCCACTCGCCAGAATCATGTTGTGAATTCCAATTCACCTACCCAATTTGGAACGCCAGAACCTACCGGACGACTTGGGGCTTCCAATCTATATTTCGGGCTTGATTGAGTTTGGACACGATGCTAGCCTAGCTTTACTCACGGTAAATCCCGTGGTCGGGTTTGGTCACCCGTACTGATATAGGCGCAACAGCGCCCCATAGCATGCAGGCGCTTTTTTTGTGTCTGCAATGCAGTTTTATGGCAGCTGTGCGTGGGGCATCTTCGGGTGCGCCGGGTTCCTATATCTCCGGTTGACCAACCTGCGTACAGCTGCCACCCATCGTTTGGTCACGATTGTTGGCGGTTCACTTGATATAGGAGCCGTTACTTATGGCGAACTCACACGCCTGCAATCCGTCTACTGTCGCTAATCGAATCGCCGCACACAGGGCCATGGCTCTTGCCGCTTTGCATGCTGATTCCAGCCTTTTTACTCGCCTTGATCGTTACAACCATCACATGCAACGTGCCCGCTCTCTCGAGTTAATGGCTGAGTTAGTGCGCATACTGCGCAAAGGCGGTGATCAATGAGCACTGCAAATTCACTGATAACCGCTGAAGTCTATGGCTTTCCCGTTAGAGTGCTTAGTTATGGACATAAGTTATGGCTAAGTACGGAGGATCTTGCCAATGTCATTGAATACCGCACCAGAAATGGCATTACAGCGTTTTACGCTCGCCACAAAAGGGCAATGGAGGCTCACAGTTTAAAAGCCAAGATTGATGGTGAAGGTTGGGCAGTTCGGCTGTTCGATGAGTTTGGTGTTCGCTATTTTTGCGAGTTCAGCAAGCGTCCTGGAGCATTTCACTTGCTGCGCTGGCTGGACGCAGGTGGCATGTCCATCGAGGGCGTTCGCGCCGTGAAATTCCCAGACGTCAGCAACGTGCTGGCCTTTAAAGCCACCAACAGCGCGCCTTCAGCAGGGAAATCAGAGCGTCAAAGGGCCTATTGCCGGGATCTGCTGAAAACGCTGCTGCGCTATGCGACGGACGCCGAAACCGACGAGTTGACCCATACCATTGAGTCTGAGGTCGCCGATCTGCTGAACCGTCGCCATTGCCCTGGGCTGAATGACGCCCGGTATGAGCTGTACCGTCGTTTCTGGTTGTCTGGAGGTGAGGCATGAGCGCCATCGTGATCCCATTCCCAAAAAGTCACCGGATCATTGAACCTTCGTTCGATGTTCTGGACGTGTTGGCGGATAGGTTGGCAGCGAACATAGCCAACCTACCTA